ACGGCGGTGAATCTCTGATGAGGTATTGCGTTAATACAACCTGTCAGTTCCGAAACAGACTGTACGAGAAGGGCGATACGATTGATCTTCCTGCGGGGGTGGAAGTTCCTCCGTATTTTGATGCGCTGGAAGAAGCTGCGCCTGATGCAGACAATACGCAGCTTGAAACGGTGGAATCCGTCGATGAGCCTGTAACGAACGAGATGGTCGCGGGAAAGGAAGGGCGCAAGAAATAAGGAGTGGGGCTGATGTGTGCAGGTGTTTTTGCCATGCGTCAGCCCTTTTTCTTTTAAGGAGGTGGAATGATGGATAAGATCGATGTCTGTAATCTTGCGCTTTCGCGGATTGGTATTGAAAACATTGAAACATTGGCAGAGGCGAGTGAACCTGCACGCGTGTGCAGTCAGTTCTATGACCATTGTCGCCGTGTTGTTTTGCGGAAATATCCGTGGACGTGGGCCATGCGTCGCGTGCAGCTTGCAGAGCTTACAGATAAGCCGCTGGGATTTTTTTATTCGTATCGCTATCCTTCCGGTTGTGTTGCGCTACGAAAACTCTATAATGCCTGTTTTAACAATATCCCTGCCTATACAGGGTATCAGATTATCGGCGATAAGTTGGGTCGTGTTATCTGTACGGATGCGGCAAATGCCTCGGCAGAGTATACGGCGGACATCGAGGATACAGGGCTCTTTGATGAGCAGTTTATTGAGGCACTTAGTTGGAAGCTGGCGGGAGCCATTGCATTTAAGCTGACGGGGAATGCACAGCTTCCGGGATACTGTGAGGAGCAGTATATGACACTCTTCTTGGATGCTGTTGCCAACAACGAGGACGAGCAAAACACAGAAGAAATAGAGCCGTATACACTTATCGCGGCACGATTCGGAGGGGATATTTGATGGCAGGAGGTCAGATGTATCCACTCAAGCCTAGTTTTGCGGGCGGCGAGCTTACGCCGGCCCTCTATGGTCGAACGGATTTGCAGAAATATGACGTAGGCGCATCAAGGCTTGAGAACATGATCGTCCTGCGCTATGGCGGTGCGACACGTCGACCTGGCTTTCGCCATGTGGCAAAGACGCAGGACGGAAAGAAAGCCCGGCTGATACCGTTTCAGTATTCGACGGATCAAAGCTATGTACTTGAGTTCACGGCTGGATGCGTACGGGTATTTACGCAGGGGGGTATTGTTGTCAAAGACGGGGATCCGCTGACGATTTCCACCGAATACACGGAAGCTAATCTCTCGGATATCAAATACACACAGTCCGCTGATGTACTCTTTCTTGTGCATGCCGATCATCCGCCGATGACGCTCACGCGTTACGGGGTGACAGATTGGAAACTTGAACGCATGGACATTACAGGGGGGGCCTTTGAAGATCCTAATACGAATGATGGACTGAAAATTGGCGCGTCCGATGTAAAGGGAGATATAACGCTTACTGCGAGCATTGACTATTTCTCAGATGATATGATCGGTTCTTTGATGCGGCTAGGCCATACGATGAGCGGCCAACTAAAGTCTGGGAATCCGCAATCTGCGCCGCTCTCGGTTCGGTGTGCACCGGGAGGAACCGTCTATGTGGAATCGTTTGGATTCTGGAATGGCAGCTTTGTCGTGGAGAAGTATGATAAATCTACGGGAACGTGGGTTACACTCCAAGAACAGCATGCCAATCGCACACAGAACTATACCTTGAACTACACGAATAAAGGCGATGATATTGTAGATTATCGCGTGCGCAGCAATGCTTTTGATACTTCTGTATGGAGCAATGAGAATGAAAAACAGCGTGGCTATGTCACAATACAGACATTCGCGCAGGACTATTACGGTGTCGCGCGGATAACGTCTGTCACGTCAGGAAAGAGTGCTGCGGCAACGGTCGTTCGTGAGCTCGCGGATACGGATGCGACAAATGACTTTTCGCTCTCAGCGTGGAGTGCAAAGAAAGGCTATCCGCAGGCGGTGAGCTTTTTCGAGGATCGTCTTGTCTTTGCGGGAAGCAGGGCGAAACCGCAAACGTACTGGGCATCGCAGTCAGGGGACTATTATAATTTCTGGGTCAATACACCGCAACAGGACAGCGACGCCATTACAGGAACGCTCTCGGGCGGTCAGATGAATGGAATCCGTGCAATTATCCCGTTTGGTGAAATGCTTATGCTTACGTCGGGCGGAGAGTACAAAGTCGGCGGCGGGAACGAAGCATTTACGCCAACCAATCAAAAGGCAGAACCGCAGGAGTATCGCGGCATCAACAATCTAACGCCTGTTGTCATCGGCGGTCGCATTGTTTATGTGCAGCATCAGGGGAGCGTAATCCGCGATCTGACTTATAGCTATGATGTGGATAAGTATACGGGAGACGATGTGTCACTCCTTGCTGCGCATCTATTTGAGGGTCATACAATCGTTGCGCTTGCCTATCAGCAGACGCCGAATACCATTGTTTGGTGCGTTCGCGAGGATGGTGTTTTGCTCGGAATGACCTACATCAAAGAGCAGGATGTATATGCGTGGCACAAGCACAAGACCCTCGGAAATTTTGTGGATGTATGCACGATCTCCGGAAACAGAGAAGAAGAACTCTGGGCAATCGTTGAGCGAGACGGCGCACATTATGTTGAGCAGATGAGCTCACAGATACGCAACACATCACCGCAGGAACAGTTTTATGTAGACGCGGGGTATATCTATGAGGGCGCACCGAATAACGCGCTCACAGGACTTCTGTGGCTCTCTGACAAGGATGTGTCCGTGCTTGCGGACGGGAACATATTGGAAGGGATGCATGTGGATAAAAACGGTGCTTTGCAGCTTCCGAAGTCGTTCCAGAAGGTGATTGTCGGACTTCCTTATGAGAGTACCGTGCAGACGATGCCGATTGAGTTCAGTGTGCAGGATGGTTCGTATATGGGCCGCAAAAAACGCGTCTCGCGTATGACCATCCTCTTTCGTGATACACGCGGAGGCCTTTACGGCGTCAGCGAAAAGAAATTGGATGCGATCAAATGGCGCAGCACGGAGAATTATGACAGCCCGATTGCTCTTTACAGTGGAAAACGGCATGTTGTTATTCCGAGTGCGAGCTATGATGATACCGTCTATTTGACAATCAAGCAAAGGGATCCGCTGCCGATGACGATTCTATCGATTGTGCCGGAGGTGGAAGCAGGTGGCTGAATTTACATTTCGCGCACCGACGCATGATGATCTCGTGTACCTCGCTGCGCATCTGCGCATGGAGGATCGCCGTGAGCTGATCGGCATGACGGGGCCAAACGTAGAAGCAGAGGTGATGCGCTGTTGGCGTAACAGCAAAGCGGCATATGCATGTTACTGCGACGACGTTATTATTTCAGCGTTTGGCGTTATTGAGACGAATCCTATTCTCCGGCACGGTATCATCTGGATGCTTGCGACTGCGGAGACGGCAAAGCATAAAATCTATACGGGCAAGAAGACGCGCGAAGGAATCCGCGCGTTTTTGCATGACTGGGCATATCTCTACAACTATGTAGATAAGGGAAATCATGCGACGATTGCATGGCTGAAATGGCTTGGCGCAGTCGTTCATAAAGCAGAGCCGATGGGGCTTTATGGACTTCCGTACCATTTGTTTGAATTTTTTAGAAAGGAGAAGTGATGTTCTATGGGTGTTGCGGCAACGGTAGTCGGGACGCTGTTCGCCTCGTGGATGCAGGGACGCGCGCAGCAGGCACAGGCAGAGGCGGCGGCGAGACAGTCCGAACAGAATGCGCAGATCGCACAGATGAATGCGGACAAGGCACAGGAGACTGCAGAGCGGCAGGACGAGAACAACAAGATCAATGTCGAGAATGAACGGCGCAGAGCACTCCTGCGCATGGGGCAGCAGCGTGCTGCAATCGGGGCGAGTGGCGTCACCGCATCCGGCAGCGCGGCAGCGGCTCTTGCTGATACGGGCTATGCAATCAATGAGCAAACAGGCATGAGCCTCTATAACGGACGTCAGAACGTGGACAATATGATGCAGCAGTCTACGGATTTCCAGAACCAATCAAGCTTCCACAACGCAAATGCAAGTAATTATCGCGCAGCGGGACGCCGCGCCATGATGAACAGTATGCTCACAGGTGCGTTTTCACTGGCGAGCAATCTCTATACGGGTGTGAGTTCCGCAGCACAAGAGACCGCAGGGGCGGCAGGCACACAGGTCGGTTCGTTCGGCGGAAAGGATTGGAGCATGGGGCTTCACGGATGGGGCGGTAAGGGGACGAGTTTCGGTAGTCATATCGGAAGCTATATGGCGCGGGGGTACGGCATGCCGCGTCAAAGCACGTTTTTCTCAATGAGATAAGAGGAGGTTTGTTCCATGGATTTTTCGCCGCTACAAAATAAAGAGGGCGTGGGGGCTCCTGCGGCGCAGATTTCGCGCGTGCAGTACAGCAACGCAGGAGAACAGGCACTCGCACAGGCAAGCGGAGCAACTGCCGATGTGCTCGCCAAGGGCTTTACGACGATGAAAGATCAAGTGGAGCAGACACAGGCACTTGCGGCCAACAACATGTATAACAAGCTCATGAGTGAGG